CCAAAAAATTAAGCTGGTAATGGATGATTTTAAGTTATACAGCAAAAACAACCTTAAAATCCTAGACAAAGACGGCAACATAGTCCCTTTTATCCCTAATGAGATTCAGATGGAGATAGTGGATTATGTACTGGAGTGCCTAAGAGATAATGTCCCTATTAGGATAATAGTGTTGAAGGCTCGTCAAGAAGGTGTTAGTACAGTTATAGAAGCCCTAGTATATTGGTGGACGGCAACCCACAAGCATGTCAGAAGTAAGATTACCGCCCATGATGCCGATGCCAGTAGCAACCTATATGATATGTTTAAACGCTACTATGACCACACCCAAACCATCTTTAGACCGACAACTAAGTATGTTACCAAGCAGGACCTGACCTTTGATGTAACAGATACCGAAAAAGAGCAAGCCCGCAAAGAAGGCCGTCCCATGCCTGGTTTAGACAGCCAGATAGATATAGACACCGCAGGTAGCGAGGAATCGGGTAGGTCCGAGACCAACCACTGGCTACACGGCTCTGAGGTAGCTATGTGGAAGAGCGGTGAGAAATTAACCGCCTCCCTGATGCAGACCATCCCAATGCGTCCCAAAACTGCTATCTTTTTGGAATCTACCGCCAATGGTATAGGCGATTACTTCCATAAGACCTGGGAGCTATCCAAAATAGGGGCATCCCCTTTTAAACCGTTCTTCTTTGGTTGGAACGCCCACTCCGAGTATTCCATCCCCACAAAAGTGCTTAATAATATGACAGCCGAGGAAGTGGAGCTTAAAAACGCCTATAACCTAAATCCCAGCCAATTAGCTTGGCGTAGGGAGAAAATGAAAGAGTTTGCAGGCGACCCCGCCAGATTTGCCCAAGAATACCCCATAAACGACAAAGAAGCCTTCTTAGCCGCTGGTGACCCAAGATTTAGCGTAGTTAAGCTGGCACAGATGGAATTACACGCCTTTGAAGGCCAACATATTGATTTAATAGAAAAAGATGACCGTATTGTGCCCGTAGAAGTGAAAGGTGCTCCTTTGCAAGTTTGGAAGCAACCCCAGGTGGCTCGCAAGTATGCTATCGGGGCTGATGTGGCCGAGGGTGTTAATAAGGACTTCTCTGTGGCTACTGTTATGGATATAGAGCTGTGTGAGACCGTTGCTAGCTGGCGTGGCGATATAGAACCCGCTGAGTTCGGCGAAGTGCTAGAGCAACTGGGCAGATGGTATAACAACGCCATAATCGGAGCAGAAGTCAACAACCATGGGCTGACCACTGTTCAGAGGATGCGAGACCTGCGTTATCCCAACCTGTTTAGGCAAGAAAAGGGCTTGGATACCCGATTTGAGTCCCAAACCAGTAAATTAGGCTGGTTAACCAACATGCGGACCAAGAAACTGATGATTAACAGCCTATCCGAAGCTATCTACCTAGAAAAGATAGTTACACGGGACAAAATCTTCTTAAACGAAGCCATGAGCTATGTTACTGACGAGCGAGGCCGTACCAACGCCATTGAGGGTGCCCATGACGACACAGTTATGGCTACGGCCATTTGTTTGCAGATGTTTGAGTGGTCTGATGTGATTACCAAGCGAAAAGAGCATAAATCACGACAATTACCGCAATATGTCAAGTTCCGTAACCGAAATAGAGCCCTTTTGCGTAGAAGATGATATATAATAAGAATATAAGACAATAAACGGAGCATTATGCCAAAAAAAGATTACACCCAGACCGCAAAAGAGAAAAAGCTTCCCCTCCAAGAACATTTTGATGATGTAATGAAGGACTTTAATCGGTCCAACAAGTATGTTACCTCGCACTACATCGATAGATGGGCTAACAACACCAAGCTTTATAACAATGAACGCACCGATGTCCAGTATTTAGGCTCATCCGACATCTTTGTGCCAGAAACCTTCACCATTTTACAGACCATTAAGGCTCATATCCTCGGTGGAGACCCCCAAATCACCTTCGATAGCACCAGAGTGGACCAAAACACCGATACCGAAATCTTATCCAAGATGATAGATTTTGTTTGGCAACAGGATGCCATGGATAGCAAGTTTGACTTATGTATAGACGACATGTTGGCTATTGGCAACTCTTACCTCGTAAGTTTCTGGGATGCCAAGCGTAAACTCCCAACCTCCCGCTATTTCAATGCTCAAGATATGTTTTTTGATATATCCTCGGGTGTCTATGAAGGCATGCGATTCTTTGGCTATCGCTACCTTACCACCAAGGAGTCCCTAGAAAATGAGACGATAGTCAACCCCACCTATGAAATGGGTGAAACTGGCTCCGAAACACTTATTAAACGCTACAAGAACCTAGATGAAGTCAAACCATTAGCCGCTTATGGCTCAGACAAGCTAGCTAAGGCCGAAAAAGAGAATATGCTAGTCGGTGCTCAGTATAATGACCCCGACATGGTAGAGGTGCTGGTTTATAACTCCCTAGAGCGTCTTATAACAGTGGTCAACCGCCGAGTGGTAATTGAGGACATAGAGACTCCTTTCCAGCGTAAAGAGACCGCCGTAGATTCAGTTGACGACCAAGGCGTACCAACCCAAGCTACGATTCCAGGCATTGACCCATTTTTGCCATTTGCACCCTTTAGAGGCTATGTAGACGGCAACCTATGGTATGCAAGAAGCGAAATCGACATTATAGGTGGCTTACAAGAGCGACTAAACGATGTTAAGACCCAGAAGTTTGACAACCTGTCACACTTATTAAACAAGATGTTCACCCTAGACCCTGCTTATGCTGACCGAGTGGAAGAAGTGGTATCTGCCCCAGGTGCAGTCCTGACCTTCCCAGCAGGTGCATTAGATGAGATAACCACCACATCTATCGGACGAGATGCTGATGACGAGATAGAGTCCCTTAAGAACTCCATGCAACGGGCAACTGCCGCTGATGAGTTAGTCCAGGGCTCAGCCCAAGATAAGGGCATGATGACCGCCGAAGAAGTCCGAGCTCAGATAGCCCAGGCTGGTACCAGATTCGCCCGCAAGTTGAAGCAAGTATCTAATGAAGGTTTAAGGATATGGGCAACCAACATCTTTAAGCTGTTACAAATCTATGTTGACCAAGAAGTAGCCATAAAGATGGTTGGACCAGAGGGTGAGAGCTGGCAAGCTTGGAACCCAGGCGAATATGCTGGCGAATACATACCTAATGTAATGCTAGAAGCCGAGAAGAAGGCTAAGAACGAAGAAGAGAAGCAGAACGCCATGCAGTTCTACCTATTAGCCTCCAAGGCCCCATTTGTTGACCAGATGAAATTGTTTGTAATGACAGGCAAAGAGATATTTAACAAGTCCGAAGAAGAGCTTAAGAACATCTTACAGACCCCACAACCGATGACCGATGCCGAGGGCCGTCCAGTAGACGAAAAAGGTTTGCCTATCCCTACTACCCCTGATGGAATCCCACTAGACCGCATACCTCAACCCAAAGGTGGACCAGAAGGTGGTGCAGACAACGGCGGACAAAATGTTCCCATAGACAACTCTATCCCTGGTGGTATGCCAGCAGGCGAGGGTATGCCAATGGATGCTCAGTCAATGAACATGGCAGGTATGCCAACTAGTTAAGTAAAAGGAGAGTGCGATGGAAAAATGGAACGACAAGTATAGAAGCGATATAGCTGGTTTCTTAGCCAGCCCAGGCGGTAAGTATTTTATAGCTAGTTTAATAGCTAAAGAGACCCAGTTGTGGGCGGATGCGGCAGAGGCCGATAATCCCTATGCCAAAGCGGCTGGGGTGGATGTGTGGAAAGGTGTGTATTTTTGTAGAGACCTATTAGCGAGGTGGAGCCAACCCAAGAAGGCACTATCGAAGGAGGGTCAATCGCACTCTGACCCTCCTATAGATATTGACATGATATAAATTATCGTTCATTATAGGAATAGAGTGCAGTACATTTTTACAATAAACCAAGAAAGGTAGTTATCGTGTCTGACGAAACCACAACCACTGAGTCTAGTGACACTCAGGCGAGCGAAAGCTCACAACCCGAAGTTACTAACAACGAAGCGGCGGAAAGCCAAGCAGAAACAACCTCTCAGTCTGACGATTCAGAAGTCACCGAGCCCCAAACGGATAACTCGGATGAAACTGAAACCAAAGAGTGGGCGGCTAAGAAGGGCGTTGATATAAACGACCCTATTGCATTAGCGAAATTAGCTCGTGAAACCGAAAAATCGTTCCATGCCAAAAGCACAGAAGTATCTGAGCTTAAAAAGGTCGTGGGAGCCCAAACACCCGAAGGGGTTGCAGACGGCACGGTCGAGGCTGACGCTTATCCAATAATGAACCGCCTAAGAGTTGCCGAGTTTTATAACGACAACCCTGATGCCAAACAGTTCGATGCGAAGATGGCAGAGATAGTGGACGAAAAGCCTTGGCTTGCCCAAGACTTAGATGTTTTACTAGCTGTTGCTAAAAGCGAATCGGCAGGTGAAGCCGCTCTTAAAGCCCGTCAAGATGGTCGTAAAGAAGCACTGGATTCAGTAGCGAAAGCCACTGCGGCTGGAGCCCCGAAAGCCACTGCTACAGGCAAAGCTCAACCCAAGAAGGGTGTAACCGAAGCCGACATCGAAAAGATGACCCCTAAGGAATACCAAGAGCTAAAGGATAGTGGATTTAATCCCTATACAGATATTGTCTAATAGCAAGAGCTATCGTCCTTTAACAATTTAACCCACGAAAAGAGAATAAATCTCATGGCTGATTACAATGTAACAGTCAATACCGCTGATGTGTTTCGCTCGACAGTTATCTCGAAAGAGGCTTTAGTTGCCCGTGAACACAATTTGGTATTGGCTAACTTAGTAAAAAGATATGATAGAGATACTCATGGTGGCGTAAAGTCTATAACTGTAGGTTTGATAAGTAATTTGACAGCCGTACAGAAAAGTCCCGACACAGCCTTAAGCTTTGCCGCACCGACAGAGACAGACTTGCACATCAACCTAGACCAAATCTGGGCAGTACCTATTCGTATAGAAGAGATGGCAGAAATCCAGTCTGTTATCGAGCTTGCTTCTGCTTATGCAGAAAAATCAGGCTACGCAATTGCCGCTAAAATCGACTCCTTTATAGATGCCGCTTTAGTATCAGGCTTAAGTGCTAACACCGTAGGAACCTACGCCCAAGCTCTTAGCTACGATACTATCCGCTCAGCTAAATTGAAGTTAGATGAAGCTGATGTACCTACCGAACGAGTATTCGTTACAGGTGCTAAAGGCATGGACGACATGTTAAACATCGATGAGTTCACTCAGTACCAATTGAACGCTAATCCAGCTAACAACAACCCATTTAATACGGGTAAAGTTGGATATGTTCTAGGTATGGATGTTTTCATGAGCACCAACCTACACTCAGTAGCTGGCACACCTGTAGAAAACCACGCATTTATGTTCAACAAAGAAGTTTATGCATTGGCTATACAGAAGGATGTATCTAGTAAGAAACAATACTTCCTAGAGCATCTAGCCGAAGGTATGGTTACCTGGGCTATCTGGGGCGGAGCAATGCTTCGTGCAGACCACGGCGTTCTAGTTAAGTGCTAGACCCCCGTTAAACCATCATTAAGTCCCCTTTCGAGGGGGCTTTTTGGTGTAAAATAATGTGATATAATACAGAGATAAACATAAGGAGTGCCATGTACACAGACAAAGACAGGTCCCATTTTCTCAGGGAACAGCTTAAGAACTATAACACCCGCAAATATCGGGTAGAGGTTGAGATGGAAATGCTCCGTACCTGTACTAAAGACATCCCAGGCTATATGTCCCAGTCAGCCTTAGAAGAAAAAGAAGAGGCTGTAGCCAAGCAGATGCTAGAAGTAGATATTGCCATATCTGTTTGCGAAGCTAGGCTAGCCCAATTCAAATAACCAGAGCATAGACAACATTAAGCCACCTAGACACCTAGGTGGTTTTCTTATATTATAGAAATAGCATGAAGTTAAAAATATCAGATATAGCACAGGATATAGACACTAGAAAAAAGACAGAGTATGCCGATAAAAAGTCAGAACTTGGCACCAAATCTTTAATCTCTGCTCAGGACGCAACCCAACTAGCTGTTATAGAGGTAGGCAAGGCTATCATCGCCTTTATAGGCCAACACGAACCAAATGTAGCTGTTAAGAACCACCCAGAGTTTCCCAAATCTATCCTTACGCCTGATGTTAAGGCTGTTGTCGATAGGTTAAACGCCCTTATCCAAGCTACCCAGACTAAAGAGCCAGATAACTCCAAGATAGAGGTCAAACTACGAGACATCCTAGAGCAGATGAAGCAGGTGCCCAAGGAGCAGATGGTTATACCAGAGTTCCCAGCTCCCATAGACCATGTAACTGTTACCAACCACCCCGACTGGGGACCAGCCCTAGACAGTATCATCGTAGCCATTAAGGCCCAGAAGCTAGACCCCAAAATAAGTGTGGCTTCGCCTAAGGTCACTGTTAACAACAATGAGCTAGCTAAAGCCATAGCAGATATGGGCGAACGAATCACTACAGCGGTCAACGCTATAGACCTAACAGAGACGGCACCCGATTTTACGACATTGGAAAAAGCTATTAAGAGGGTAGAAGATGCCGTCCATCAGATAGAGATACCCATACCATCCTTCCCCAGCATAGATAAATTGGCTACCAACGCTAAATTAGACGAATTAAAGACTGCCCTTACCCCACCAGCCCCCATAGCTGGCTTTGCCACCGAAACTACCCTAGCCAAGACAGTCGGTTTCGCAGCTAAAGATAACTTGACCATCACTGATGTAGACAATGGGACCACCGAGGTTATAACCATAACTAACGGGGTGATAACTAAGACAATAACAATAACTGCCTCTACTGGGGCGATAGGGATAGTTTGGAGCTAATATGATTATTAAAGTAGATAGAGACTCTTTCATAGAGGTACACACCGACACCAAATCCTCAACATGGATAGACAAACCAACTATAGTAGCTAATCTAGCAGACGCTAAGGCAAGAGTCAGTGAAGTCAAACCACCTACCGACAAAGAGTTGTTGGCGTGGGCCAAAGCCAACTATCCTTTTGTAGATAACTCGGTAGAGCAGGTCTATGTTAAGCAAGTGATAGAAACTAACGAGGCCCTGTTAGAACAGATTAAGACAGTAGAGGACACAAAACCAACAGGAGTATCTGATGTCGGTATTGATAACAAAAGCTAATGCTGGCTTTACTACAGCAAATGGATTCTACCGAGTAGAAGCATACAATCTTGGTTCTGGATATTCTGGTACCAACCAGATGTTGGCGTGTAACACTGCTCAGTATGTAGCTGTTACCTTTGCCAATGCCTGTAAGTGTTTGGGTGCTGTCGGTCTGTTTATGAACGGCTTTA